TGGACAAACTCTTATGATAAAAGTACACGGTTTCAGTGTGCTGTAGGGGCTTTCGTAAATGTATGTAGCAATGGTATGCTATGTGGAGACATGGCAAACTATGCTAGAAAACATACAGGTAAAGCAGATCATGATATTCATACTCAAATAAGTTCACAAATTAAATCAGCTAATAAGTACTATACCAAGTTAATTCAAGACAAAAATCAGATGAGAAAAATATTCTTACCTAAAAAAAGTCAAGCTGAATTAGTGGGTAGATTATTTTTGGATGAGGAGATCATAGATGCTTCACAAGTTTCTATTATTAAAGCAGAAATAAAAGATCCATCATATAACTATAATGCTGATCTTAATAATGCATGGACATTTTATAATCATGTTACACATTCTTTTAAGAAATCTCACCCAAGAACATGGATGAGTGATCAAGTTAAGTTTCATGAGTTTATGACTGCAGAACTATTAAGTCAATCCGGTTTACATCAAATGGATAAAAACTGGGTAGATAAAAATGGCAATGGTCATATAAGTGAAGAATTTGGTGTAGTATTTGGAAATGAAGATGCTGCAGGAGTTTATAGTCAAGCTATTATGACAGGATCAGATTTTGATGCTGATATGGAAGCTCAAGACTATGACACATTTGATGAATTTAAAATATGACACTAATCACAAAAGATATTAGAAAAAGTCTGAAGATCCGCCAATCAGGCAGGTCTACAGACTTTATATCTCCTAGTTTTGGCTGGGGATGTCTATATAACTGTTCATATTGTTATATGAAAAGGCATAAACCTAAAGGATTGTCTATATCAACAAACACCAATCAAATTTTAACAGAAATAAATACACATGCTTTATTTGCTTCAGTAGAAGTAGAAAAACCAAATCAAACACATCATAAATATATTACCTATGATATTAGCTGTAATGAAGATTTTGCTCTTCATGCTAAGCATCATGAATGGGAAAGAATATTTGATTTCTTTAAACATCATGATAATATTATGGGAAGTTTTGCAACTAAATATGTTAATGAAGATTTATTAAAGTATAATCCTAATAAAAAAATAAGAATAAGATTTAGTATGATGCCTGAAAATAAAAGAAAAGTTCACGAGCCTAATACATCTACCATATTAGAAAGAATAAAAGCAATAGATAAATTTCAAGATGCAGGATATGAAGTACATATTAACTTTAGTCCTATAATAGTATATAGAGGATGGTTAACAGATTATGAAGAGCTTTTTGAATTAATTAATAGTAATATAATAAATGAAGAAAACGTATTAGCAGAATGTATATTTTTAACTCATAATGTAGATAAACATTTTAGTAATGAGTTAAATAATATACCAGGAGAAGAAGATTTATGGAGACCTGATTTACAAGAAGATAAAATATCGCAATATGGGAGTCAAAATCTTAGATATATTAGACATATAAAAAAACAATTTATACAACATTTCACTGATGTACATGATAAAGTAATACCGTGGAATAAAATTAGATATATATTTTAAAATAATAATATGAAAACTCTTATTGAATACTTTAAAATGATAATTGGTACATTTTTACTAGTTGTTATAGTAATATTTTGGATTACAGCTCTTATACTTACAGCAATAGTTGAGGTTGTTACTTGGTTTGAGTTAAAACTTACAAAACTGATGAAAAAATGTTACGGAGAACTTAAATAAACTATAGAAGTACTATAGATATTTGTTAATTAAAAATTTTATTATGAAAAAAACCATTAAAGTGTCATTAAATGACATGGGTATGCCTAGCATTCCTAAAAATATAAATGAAAATAATATTGACGTTAAAAATGTTGATGTTAAAACTTCAGAAGATCATGTTAATAACATGAATATAATTTTAGATGAAAATTAAAGACTTTAAAGATCTCTTAGAAAAGAGATTTGAAAAGACTAGAGAAACTTATTCTAGAAAAATGAACGAATATGCTACTGACCTAGATGTATTCCAATCATTTAAAAAAGGAGTAGGTTTTTCTTTTCATGATACACCAGAAGGTGTAGCTTGGGAATATGCTTGTAAACACTTTGAGTCAATCAAAAATATTATTAGCAAATGCCCTGATGAAGTCCCAACTGATGAACTCTTAGATGAGAAAATAGGAGATGCCATAAACTATTTAATTATTATTGAGGGACTTATCAAAGAGAGAGGTAATTAAAACCAATACCTCCATATATGAAGAGAGGGACATAAGTCCCTCTTTTTTTATGCACTCATAGCTCAATTGGATAGAGCGACAGCCTTCTAAGCTGTAGGTTGTAGGTTCAAGTCCTACTGGGTGTACTAATATTTAGATCCTCCTTTTTTATATTTAGATCCTCCTCTTCTATAGACACCTCTTTCATCTCTAGTCATAGGAGCATCAGTTCTCATACCAGGAACTTGTTGACCTTTAAAGTTAAAAACAGGTCCACCTTGTTGAAATTGATCAGGAACTTCATAGTTTTTGTTATCAGGATCTTTAGTATTTCCTTTAATTCCAGGATTTGCATCATAGTTTTCCATGTTTTTAGATGGAGCAGCATATTTTCCTTTACCAGTTATAAGATTAGTTAAACCGGTCCAATCACCAAGTGTTTCTTTTATACCAGCCAATATTGTACCATATTTTATAAATTTACCTATATTCTTACCTCCAGTAGCAACTATTTTTTTAGCAGCATCACCTGTAGTTATTTTAGGGTTGTCCCAATTTTTATTACTAGTAGTAGTATTTGTTTTATTTTTATTACTAGTATTAGACTTTTTACTACTAGTATTTTTTTTATTGCTAGTATTTTTTTTATTAATATTCTTATTAGTATTCTTAGGCTTCTTCGGAGGCTTAGGAGGCTTAACAATTTTTTTTATTATTTTCTTTTTACCAGGCATAACTATTTCTTTTTAAATTTTTCAGCAGTCCTACCACCAAAGTAGGCACCAATAACTGTTATTAATACTAACTGAAGTAAATCTGTCCATTTTTCTTCTACTTCAAATGACACTGCTCCTGCATCAATAAAGATAAGAAGCATAGTGCATATAATTAAAAAAATAAGAACCATAGGTCTTACATTTTTACTTAACCAACTATCAGAATTCATATCTGCAGTCCAACGGTCAGTTATATTTTTTTCCATCTGAACCTCATGGTTCATGATCATTTCTTTAAGCTTTCTTTTTGCATCAAGCTTTTCTTCATCTGTTGTTACTAAATTATCTATAACACCACCTACCGATTCAACTAATTTGCTAGCTCCTCCAGAAAATATTTTATTTAATATTCCCATAATTTATGTTTTTAGTTTATAAAATCCCATTAGGCCCTACTGCCCCTCCATCTTTATATCCTTTTATCTCCCAAAATGAATCTGGACGAGTTGATTTTTTTTTATTCCAGACGTTTTTATATGGATTTTGATTCCTCATAAAGGTTTCATTTAAATTAGATACATCTGTTTTACTTTTAGTAATGTTTGGATAAAAATTTGAATATTTTCTTTCTATAACATCATCTAAATTCTTATAGTCAGGACCATACTCCACTCCTTTTTTAGTAGTCTTTTTTCTTTTTGCTATCTTCTGTAAAATTTTCTTACCAGGCATAATCTTAACTTTATAATATTCCATTGGGACCCACGGACCCTCCATAACTCTTTTTTGACTTCCAATTTTTAACTTTTCCAGGATTTTGATTAACTAATCCTTTTTCTCTTAAATAGTTTGCCCATGACACTTCAAAATCTTTAGGAGTGCCTTTTAAAGATTGACTAGGATTCTTTTTAAGATATTCTTTAGATAATTTTCTTCCATCAGGAAGTTCATTAACTATTTTACCATCTATTTTATAAGATTTTGGTTTAGAACCTTTCTTAAATAACTTTTTTAAAAACTTTCCTGGCATAATTTTAAATTTTATTTTCCTTGTCCTCTATAGAGTTTTTTATATGCATTTTGAGATTTACTAGCATTTTTACTATGTACACCTCTTCTTTTTTTTGTAGCATTAGATCCTTTAAATACAAATGTGTTTCCTTTAGCCATTATAATACACCATTAGGACCCGCAGCTCCTCCAAATTTTTTATTTTTTAAGCTTTGTTTATTATCCCATAAACTGTTTTTCTTGTTCTTTTTTACCTTTTTAAACAATCTTTCAGAATCTTTTACACCTTGGAAGTAACTTTTTTCTACCTTACCATGCACTCCTGTTTTTACAACACCTTCACCTGTTCTATTAACACCTCTAAATCTTGTTTGAGTTACATCTTTACCACCTATAACGTTTGGGTTTGATTTAGGTTTCTTTTTTAATAATTTTTTTAAAAATCTCTTTCCAGGCATAATTTTACTTTTTTAATATTTATAATACTCCATTAGGTCCTACACAACCACCATATTTTTTAAACTTTTTTAATCTATCTTTCAAGTCTATTACCTTTTTTGTGTTTTTTACAACTTCTGAACCACCTTCATCCCATGCAGGTTGTTGAAAGTAGCCTTCTGGTATACCCTGAAGCTCTTCTGTTCTAGAGTTAAGTTTATTAATCTTATTCTCTATTCTTTTTTTCCTTAATTTATTAAAAATAGGCATTTTATCTTCCTTTTCTCATTCCAGGAACTCTCATTCCTTTTTTAGTATATACTGCTCCACCTTTTTGTTTTAATAATCTATTACCCAAGCTGTCCATATGTCTCGTTCTTGCATTTCCACTAACTGCCATTTCTGGTTGATTTTTAGGTCCATCAATAAAACCTTTTTCATCTGCTGTATATCCTGCATCTATCATCTCTTGTGTTAACATAGATCTATTCATTCCGGGTGTTTGAATTAAATTTCCTCTAGCATCAGGCTGATTTTCTTCCATAGGAGGAAAGTCAGGCTCAGAAGGACTTACAGGTTGAGGTTTTTGACGCATAGCTATCATATCTTTTTCGGAAGGTGGCATTTGTTGTGGTCTTGGTACACCTCCCATTTGCATTCCAGGAATCTTTTTACCTTTTTTAGTATAAATAGATCCACCCCCATAATATGTACTCTTCATAGGTTCAGTTGTATTACCATCTTTGTCAAAATCTAAATAATCTGGTTTAGAACCACCTTTTTTATATTTTGGACCTCCTTTTTTATAAGACATTTTTTTATTTTTTTTCATATAACGTTCTTTTAAATCTTTTAACTGTTTATCAGCGGTTGATCCAGTAGGTTCTACTTTACCACCGTTTTTTTTTATAACTAGTTTTTTCTTAACTCTTCGCGGTCCACCTAATACTCTTTTTCTCATTTTTTATATTTTGAACCACCATCTTTATACATACCTGGAACTTTCATACCTTTATGATTAGTTACTTGTTCTCCTCCAAATTGATTAGATCCTGTACCACTATAAGGTTTATTCTTTCTTATCATGTTATAATGATATCCTTCTGGATTTCTTTCTTTCCATCTCATGTCTCTAACAGTACCTTTATCTCTAACAGTGTACTTAATTTCTTTAAGAGTATCTTTTGTTTTTTTTGCACCTTTTTTAAAAAGTTGTGCTATTTTTCTTCCTAGTTTACCTGGCATATCATTAATATTTAATCTCCAAATGGTACATCTTCATTCAGATCTGAAGGTTCATCACAAACATTTTTGTGAGTTCCATCACAAGTACCATCTTCATTAGATGTAGTTCCACAGACACAGTCTTTAGTGAAATATTTATCATACATGCCTTCTTTAACTGTTTTTACAAATAAAGCAAACTGATCTTTAGTGAAGTGGGTGTAACCTTCGTCTTTACCACCCACTATTACTTTATCTGAGTCTTTGGAAATGTCTATTGCTGGGCATGTTTTACAGCTTGCACAAAAAGTCATTTGTGTTCTAGTATCAGTAATACTAATATTTTTAAGACCTTTCATCATAGCTCAAATCCAAAATTTAATACTATTAACCTAAAGCTTTTCTTCGGGTTCCAATTTAATTCAAATAGGGTTATTACCCCAAATCTAAATGTGAAGTCAACAATATTCTTTTTGTTACCTTCACGCCAACTGTTAATCCAGTTCATAATTTTACGGTTTTGGTTATACTATAATATACAAAAAAATAGGGAAAATCTAAAGAATAATATAATTTATTCCAAACTTGAAATCATGCCAGTCCCTGTTCCAATACTTGTTATATTTACCTTCAATAAAAAGACCAAGATTCTTATTAATCTTATATCCAAAAATTAAACCAGCAGAATAATCTATCCAATTACCACCATTAAAGTTGTGATATGAGTAGTCTCCTCCTGTATTAAGATGAACAGGAAGTACATTACCCCATGAGTGTAACCAGATACTTTTAGTGTAGTAGTAATAATCAAAACCAATTACTAATGAGTGACACCACTGTACAGGTAATGCATCTTTACTTGCTTTAACATAATCATCAAGAACTTGTGGGATCACCACTTCTTCCCAAACTTCACTACTTGTAGCAACTACCGATCCACTAGGGTTAAAGTAGCTTATTCCTGTTGGGTCAAAACCAATTGTGTACCCTTCCTCTAAAGCAAGGTTTGTATAGTGTATATTCCCATTGGATAACACCCAGTCAGCTAATGGATCAAAACCATAAGGTTCAGATATTCGTTGTACAGCTCCAGCAGTAAGAGAAATTCTCTTTCCTAGTTTATGTCTGTATCTTTGTGATGCCTCCATATACTCTACATCAGCAAAACCGTCTTGTAAGTACTCTACTTTAACAACCCATTTGTCTGCTAAGTATCGTAAGAAATGATTTTGGTCTATGTATGTATCACCAAACTTTCTTTGGTAATCCATCTCAAATAAAAACTCAAATCCTTTAGTTCGTCCAATGGTAGCGGCATCAGAGTATGAAGCTTCTGTACCATCCTTGAATGTGTTAGCCTTGTTCTCGTATCCAAATCTCTGTATCTTTCTTACACCTAGAGTTAAGGCATAATCAAATGGGGTTTCTATTACATCGGTTTGAAGTTGGTCTAATACAGAATATACATTCTGATCTGAAATAGAAGTTCCACCGTTTACTGCAGCATAGAATGTAGAAAACTTAAAAGTCTTTTTAAGTTCTTTCTTAAATTTATTTTCTTCTTGTGCATTTATCGTAAATGATAAAAGTAATAATATGGA